CGACAAAGGCGAATGCGGTCACTCCCAGGCGCTGCATCCGGCCAAGTTGTTTGCTGATGGATTCTACACCCTTGCGTGTACGCGAAAATGTCTTGTCCGCCCGCCCTGCCGAACGCTCCGCTTGCTGGCCGAAGCCCTTGATGGATGATTCAACGCCAACCAGCTCCGCCTTCAGATCGGAGCCATCGCCCGTAATGCGAATCTTCAGACTTAAATTCTTGCCAGACATATGCTATGATTGTCCCATGAATTCAATTCTGATGATGGGTTTGCTGGTGTTTATCACCATCGTGCTGGCGATGGCAGAGAGCGTCTGGTGGCTGCTGCTCACACCGCCGTTTGCAGGCCGTATGCTGATGCTGACTTTTCGCTGATTACCGTTCAGACCAAACACGCAACACCTCCTTTTCCATGATTTGCACGCCTGCAAATGTTTGTTTAACATCCGTTACCGCTGCCATTTGCATGGCCGCCTGCAAGGCTGTGTAATCGATCCCTGATGGTTTTCCGTCCGGTGGCGTGATGCGCCACTGGGTTTCGCATGCCAAAAACATAAGCAGCGCATCCCAGTTTTCCGGCCAGATAAGGCAGTCGCCTGCATGCGCTTGTGCAATCCCGTCAACAACATCTTCAGGAGCTCCAAACGCCATCAGATCGCCTTGTCTTGCATCCTTGCCGCCGCTGCTGCGTGCAAAATACCGGGCAGCGGCTAGGAGTTTTTTGTGCGTCCGGCGGAAAGACTTTTGCCGTACGCCTCCACAATGCACGCAGCAACAGGATAAACTTCAAGCAGCATGTGCTTGCTCGATTCCGAGTAATGCACCGTTTGTCCATCCTCATCCTGAATGCCTTCCCATCCCTCCAGAATGCGATTGCAAAATTCAATATCCTCAATATTCCCGGCTCCGGCCTGTTTCATCAGCGTATCAATTTCAGGTTGCGATAATCGGGTGAAACGGGCATCGAAGCGGAATTTCCGTGCCTTCCCGGCATCGGCGATGACCACATCGACCGGCCATGTGTAATAGTCTTTTAAATCAAGCTTAAACATGATGATACTCCTGTTATTTAACCGTGATGATCAGATCGTTGTCATCGCCTTCGTCACTCGGCAACAGCGTGACCGGCATTTCAAGCGTTGAGATGCCGTCTGTATTGCCCAGTTTGATCAGTCCGAGTTCCGCGCGTGAGGCATCCAGCTGGACGATTTCGCCCGGGGTGATGCCGTGCACAACCTGCATGGCCACCGGCGTTCTGGCTTCGACCACGCTCCAGAAGTTCTTCGATGCCAACGGCGGCTCATCGATGACTACGGATCCCGCAACGGCACGCGCGGTTGATATCACATCGTTCACATTGATAGCCTCGCGCTTCTTCACTTGCATGCCGGAGTCCAGATTCAGGCTATGCAACACGGCCGGATAGGTATCGAGGGTGAATGTGGTGTTGGTATCGTTTACAGGCAATGCCGCTGCCATGTTGACATGGCCATAGTTGACGTTAGCCGGTTGCACGGCAGCAACAGGCGATGCGTACAGGCTCAGTATCTCGACGCCCAGCCGTAGATATCCATTGGCATCGATCTTGAGCGATGTCCATTTGCCGCGTGCGCCCAGCATCTTGTGTACCATACCGGATACCGACGATCCGCGATGAATATAGATCGATGCGGATTCAAACCCTTCGGAAATCAGCTTGTATTGCTGCATCACCGCCGGGGTACTCTGACTGGCCCAGCCACAGCAGCGCATCAAACCATCAAAAAACGGAATATTCCCGGCCGCGCCTGCGCCGGTTAGCACCAGCTCGCCCGTCAGACTTGCGCCCATATTGCTATAATCCGTCGGATACGCGCCAAATCCTGCACGAATCCATTCGCGCTTGAGCTCATCGGCTGTCATTGGCGTGAAGACGACATTCTCCAGTTGCAACGCATTGCTTGCTGCGACCGGAACCGCATCAACACCGTAGGTGGTTTCCTGCGCTAACAGTGCAACGATTTTTTTAGCGAAATACACTTCAGGCATGTGTTACCTCCCCGGCTTTTCCTTTACCGACTATTTTTTTGGCTGCCTCAGCCCGGTCTTTCAGCTTTTTTGCGTGCCGCTCTTTTGCATCAACCTCACGGGTACGGTTGGGGTGGCCACCCTTCTTTTGCTTCCCGCTCTTTTTATCCACCTCATAGCTTCCGCCTGCACGTCCCATATACGCCTCCTTCTTTCTAATTGCCGTTCTGGCGCCACGACCTGAATCGATCTCGCCAGAAGATGACTCCGTTGCTGATTTTGATGATGGTTCCGCCGTCGAACTCCACCTGATCATATCCATTGGCCGGAATCCAGCCGAGCAACGCGGCATGCGCAGCCAGGCGCAGGTCACGCAGGCCACCATCCAAAGCAGACTCTCCGCGCGGGTCACTGATGTCTTTGACGGCATAGATCAGTGCAAAACGTTCGTCGATACGCTGGCGAATTGCGACGGTAGCCAATGCATTCGGTCCGGCATCATCGCTGAGCGGCACAACATATCCTGCCGGTAACACGCGAACGCCACCCGGCGCCATGGCGCGTTCAAGTTCCGCTGCCCCCTCCAGAGACTTAAACCCCACGGCCTGGCTATTCAGGCGGACGACAATGTCGGACATTTTCAGGATGTCGAATGCCATCAGAAACCCTGCATACCGGCACGATCAAACACACGTGTCTGGCTGGTCATGCGCACATCCAGCGTGGCTGTATCCGCTTCCGGTTCGGTAGCATCGCCCCAGGTGGCTTTGCCTTCGCCGATCCGGTTAAGCAAACCTGTCGCCGCTTTCACATCATCCTTCACCGTTTCTGGCCGATCCATACCCCGGCGGGCATAGAGGTTGCCGATCGCCAGCACGGCAGACAAACTGGTAGCCAGTGCCGGTGTCGGTGTCAGCGGCACCGCATAACGACTGGACACACGCGCATTAATTTCGGCATCAGCCTGGGCAATGGCTTCATCGATCACTGCCGTATCTGCAACACCATCAGCATTATCATCCGATAACTGGATCAGATATTGTTCATCGTGCTTCCTGGTCAGGTCTGCGTAGGTTGCATACGCCATCGATGATTCCTCCGTTTGTTTTTGTTGGGGCAAAAGGGCGAGGCGCTGGCCCCACCCCTGGCTCCATGCTCACCAAAGGCGTTAAGCCTTCAGTGCCTCATCACGCTCAGCCGCTGATATGTTGTAGCCAAGTGCCTTTTCGACAGACGATGTTTTCGGAACACCGTCCGTCTGTGTCCAGAGTTCGGCATTCGCCTTGTCCAGCCCGTCGACCGCCGCCCTGATCGCTGCGATCAGCTCTGCTGTATCGGTTGGCTTTTGTGCCGCCATTGACTGTTGTGTGTTAGCCGCCTTTACCACCTCCACCTGAACACCGGCCAACTTCAGATCAGCAATGTGATCGGCTGTGATATCCATCTTGTGTGAGCCTTTTTTCAGGTGTCCGATACCTTCACCCAGATCCAGACCATTCACTTGCCTGATTGTTATCGTATACATCGTGACCTCCTTATAATCCGTTCAGGTAATCGGTTTTGACAACTTTTGCGGCCTTGTACCAGGGGTTGGTTGCACCCGCTGCATCACGTTCGTTATTCACCAGTATGTTGGCCGCCTTGTAGTTGGCTTCGGACACGACCAGCGTCAGTGGACGCACACGCAAGGGCGATCCGTCCGGTTTCTTCAGTCCTGTCATTGCAGCACGTGCCGCTTCGAAGCCCGCCGTATCCAGAGCTCTGCGAGATCCATAGATCAACTGCGGCAAGGCGTAGCCAGGCGCAACACGCGCTTCCACGCCATAATGGAACAGCTTCTGCATGAACACGGCAGGATTCTGCGGATCCACCATGGATACAAAGCTGTAGTCTTTGCGCTTCTGGAAGATCAGCGGCTTGATTGGCCTCGAATCATCCATCAGAAACCATGCATCGCCTGTGCCCAGAATGGCCGGACGGTTGGCATAGGTGCCGTTGACTGCGTCGATACCGTCTACTGCATGCGCCGTACTGAAAAACGGTACACCATCAAAACTCTGGCCAGTGGTGAAGCCGTCCACCAATGCCTGCCAGGTCAATTCGTCCGGGTGCGCTGCGGCGGCATCGCCCAACATCTGGAACAGCGGCGAGTACACGCCCAGCTGATCATCCTCGATGTCGTTGCGATCGACGCCAATCGTGTCTTCAAAGTCGCGATTTTTCAGGTAATCCC